AAGAAAAAATAGGTATTGTTTCTGTTTGTTCCTGTAGATATTTTCTCATATCTGTAAAAGCTGTTGCAACACCTCCATTTGGTATGTATTCATAATATAAATAATAAAGACGCCTAGCTGTCGTATCTTTCCACGTACAAGACAAAGAAGCACCTTCTCTTAGTTCTTTTATTTGCGGTTCATTCATATTTATTCCCTTTATGGTAAAGAAATTTCAGGTTCATTACGCGATAAAGTTTCTAAAATCGAAGACAAAATACGTGTTTGGTGATTTTGGATTGGTATTTGCTCTCTGGTGTTTTTTTCTATTTGTTTTGTGGCTCTTTCTGTTTCTTTTTCTCTTTCTAAAGCAATATCAACAACTTCTCCATTCCATGTACCGGCAATACCCTTATTATCTTTAGAAAGATTTGTACTTGTGGCGGTGTTTATAGAATCTTCTATATTATTTGCGGCGTCTGTAACAGAAGTACCATCTAAAACCACTTCGACATTTTTTTGATTATCTGAAAAAACGTCAATGAGATTTTCTAAATTATCAGCTGTTCTCTGAGTAGCTGAAAGAATACCGCTTTGAAGTTCTTCTCCTCTATCTGTTGCATTATATAAAGACTTATAAAATTCTTGGCTGCCAACTTCTGCCCAAACAGCCATCTTTTGCTCTATAATATTACCTAAATTTGTTAAAGATTCTTCTAAATCTGGCAATATATCGCCTATTTCTTTTAGAGTATCGTCCTCTTCTATATACGGCTTTTCCATATAATCCGGTAATGTTAGATTAAATTTAGGTAAAGGCGATACTTCCTTATACTTACGACCTTTAGGTAATTCATCCCATGCTCTGATTTTTTCTATAGATTTGGTTATTTTTTCATAAATTGTTTCTTGTATTTTTCTCTCATGTTCTTTATCATATTCTATTAAAGCTTCTTCTTTAACTCGTCTTGCTTCTTCTCTTCTTTCGGCTCTACTCATGTCCGGTCTGTCGATGGCAAGCCGTTGTGTTTCTTCTTGTTCTATTCTATTTCCGTATTTACGTCGTTGAAATCTTCTTTCATATTCCTCAATACCCGATATTGTTAAATCCTTCATTATGGATGAAAAATCAACAAACAAAGCAGCTAATTTAGGAAGAAGATTCGCAATACCAATAAATACATTATCTATGATATTTTCCCAATTTTCTTTTAGCCATTCAAATAATAAACCAAAATTTTCTCTAAAATTTATAAAAAATGCTTGGGCGGCGTCTATCCAAGATAAAAACGTCTCATAACCAAAATCAGAAAATTTTTTCTTCAAAGTTTTGAAAATAGAAATAATCACAACAACCGAAAACATGGCCGGAAGAATTTGAGTAACAGAAAACACGGCTATTTTTTTCAAACCGCCCATTATTGTTTCGAAAAACGCATCTATTTTTTGTATTGAAAATATTGCAGCCCATTTTAATTTAAGAATATCTAAAAAACGATTATGTATATTAAAATGAAAAACCCAGCGAGCTATAAATACAGATGAAGCCATTATTAACGTATATACAAGTCCAATAACTTTCAGTATGGCAGATACTATGGTCGTTCCTATTAACTTTGGAAAATAGAATAAAATTGTAAATACTTTTTTGAAGGCTATGCCAAGATTAACGGCAGAAGAAATTAAAAATCTAAAAGACATCAGGATACCGCCTAAAATTAAAGATATCGGTCCTAAAGCAGCTAAACCAGCAGAAAGAGCTAATGTAAATCCAATGGTTTCTTTTCTTAAAGAACCAAACCATACTACAACGTCTCTGGCTTTTTCTGCTATTTTCAAAATATATGGAGCAATTTTTTCTCCAATAGCTATTTTTATTAAGGTTACCTCATTTCTAATTAATTTCATTTTTGCTTCGAAAGACTCTAATTGTTTATCTACCACATCTTGTGTTATGCCCGCAGATTCTTTGGTCAATTTATTATAAAAAGTATACATTTTATCAGCTTGACCTATTAATGGCATTAAACCACCTAATGTTCTTTCCGAAAATCCCATTGTCATTAAGGTTGTTTGTCTTTCTTTATCAGACATACTCAATAACAATGTTTCTAAATCTTTGATAACCGCGTGTAGAGGACGAACTTTACCTGTAAGATCAAAAAACCTTACACCTAGTTTTCTAAAAGCGTCGTCATGTTTTATGGCTGCAGAAGCCAATCCTCGCAAAACCATAGATAAACGAACACCTGCAATAACACCTTTCAATCCCTGGTCTGCCATTACAGCAAGAGCAGATACGGCATCTTCTAATTCAATTCCATACATTCTGGCGGCAGCTGCAGCCTGGTTTGTTAAAGCTCTACTAAATTCACGAACTGTTCCGTTAGCTATTTGGTTAGATTTAATTAATACATCGCTCACTCGATTTAAATTTTTCATGTTTTGAGTAGAGTCTATTACTGCAAGTCCCATTGCTTTTTGAGCATCAACAAGAATTGTGGTTGCTTCTCCTAAATTAAACAAACCTGCATGAGCAAATTTCGCAATAGGACCTAAAACTTTTAGGCCTCGTTGCAAAGAATATCCAGATGAAATCAATTCATAAAAAGAACCTACTAAATCTGTCGCCGTTGTTGTTATTTCTGTGGATAAATTTTTTGCTGTATTGGCCACTTCTCTTTCTAATTCTTTTGAAACATCTCCCGCAATAGATAAAGAAGTTTTTAATGCGTAATCAAATTCAGCAAAACTATCTACTGTTTTTTTACCTAAAAGAGTTACCGGTGCTGTAATTCCAGCACTTATCCCAAAACCAACATTTCGTAAACTTCTTCCTAAAGAATACATCTCATCGGTAATACCTCTGGCAACAGTTTTGGTATCATACAGATGTTTTTTTATTAAAGAAACATCGCTAATAAAACCATCAAGGCCTGCTTTTATTGGTACAGTTACAGAAGGTATTCCAAATACATCCGACATTTTATTTACCTCGTTTTCTTCGTTCTACACCTAACCAAGAAAACAACTTGGCTTTTAACTCATTTGGTCCTACTTTTTTTGTTCTTGTTTCTGCTGTATCGTACTTTAATAAAAAATCTTCAAGATGAACATTCTTGTTTCCATTGGCCCTTGCAATAGTAAGGCAAATAGAAGCAGCTTCGTATGAACGCTTTTGATCCGACGAAGGCTCAGAAGCCAGAAACCGAAGCCATTCAGAAAATTCACTTGAAGATATTTCTTCTTGAGCACGCCTAACAGACATGCCAAGTATTTTGGCTAATCTAAACCAGGCAAGTCTGTGAGGCGGGAAAGTGCGTTTTTTTCTGCTCCTTCCTCTGGTGTCATTCCGCTAAGAATACAAGCTTCTTTGAATATTATTTCTAATGCTTGGGCAGAGAGATTAGAAACAATGTTCATATCTTTTTTCAAGTCAAATACCGGATTACCGTTTTCATCAATTACCGCAAGACAAACAACATGGGCTCTTACTCCACTAAAATCATTTGTCTTATTGGCCCTAAGCATAATGGACTCAACAGAATCTCGTTCTGCTCCGGTAAATTCACGGATCAGAACTACACCATTCCAGTTAGGAACATTTATTTCTTTTCTTTTTAAGCTAGACATTGTTCCTAAAATTTGTTCTCGGGATAACATGTTGTATTCCTTTCTTAAGAACCGACACCATGGGTTACTGTAAGACCGCCTGTTGCTTTAATTGTGATACTTGCGGTCATCCTATCTTCTAGAGGCACTTTTGGAGAATAATCAGTAACAAATCCTTCAAATTCCCAAGTGGTATCATCTGGAAATGTTATTGTGATATCTTGTTTTATTCCAACAGGAGGAATTCCAAATTCTGGTTGAAACGCAATATCAAAAGAAGCTTCTCCCGGATCAATTAATTTAGAAGGAAGCGATGTACTAAACCCGGGTCTACCTCTAGTTTTTTGATTTGCTGTTCTGGTACCCATATGAGTGGTATCTGCATACCCTCTGCCATATGTAGGGGGATTAACATCCAAAACAATAGGTGATTCTGCCCAGTCCGAGAAACTTATCTTGGTACCGGTACCTACCATTGCAATTGAAGAACCATCGTTTGCCATAATTAATCTCCTTCAAAGTTAGGACTGATCCATTCAGCCACTCTTGTTGTCATGGTTGCGGTAATTCTGTCTTCTAGAGGAGTTTTGACATCAAAACCAGTGCAATAACCTTTAAAAATCCAATCGGTGAAAGTAGTTACCGCATTTTCTTCTTCAACAGGAAATTTAATTGTCCATATGGTATTTTTTGTAGTGGTTTTCAATAATGTCTCTGGGTCTAATCCTACCTGTCCGGGATCGTATGCAATCTCGAATTGACATTCTCCCCACTCGATAATTTTTCCGGGAATATAATCTTTATAATCCACAGAACCCATGTGAGTCATGTCTATTGTTTTAGCGGTTGCGCCGGGTGGAGAAATATCCAACAACTCAAAAGAAATATTTGGATTGGTACAGCTTATAGATGTATCTGTACCTATATTACCGCCTGTACTTACCCAATTTTTACTCATTTATTTTCTCCTTTCTTTCAGACTTAATGTCTTTGATTTAATTGTAGCACACCTTTCGTTTTTTTCTCAAGAACCTTCGTTTTTCAGAGGTTTTCTATGAATAGTAAAATTCAAACTCCAAATATATCTACGTCGTTCATCTATCCCTAAAAAATAAGGACTACCAAAAAACACACAACCCTCATACCTATAACTTTTTGTAGCAAATGGTTTTTTTAAGATTAGATATGTTGCTATTTTCATCATAACAGTATATGTTTTTTCGTAATCTAATCCGCGAACTCTGATCTGTACGTTAGGTATTTCCCATAATTGTCTTGTATGTGCTTGGGTTATTCTACCTTCTTGATCATATAAAGTAATTACATTATCCGGAACAGCTGGTTCTTGACCAATAAATATAGACCATTTCTCTTCTTCCTCTTCTTGCGTAATTTCTTCCTCTTCTTCCTCGTCTTGCGTAATTTCTTCCTCTTCTTGTTCTATTAAAAAATCTTCTAAAATATCAGCAAGTGCCGTGGCCGAGGATTCAATAATTTCTTCCATCTTTATTCTTCACTTTCTCTATCTTGTATTTCGAAATTTTCAGAAGACCTAAAAGATTGAACAGTTTCTTCTTTTGTCATACGAACGATAGTAGGTATAAGCGGTACTATTTCGTTAACACCTCTTTCTAAAAATTTAGGACCGCCGTCATTCCAATTAAAAGATGGGTTTCCTTCATGAACAAACGGTGCATACAAGGCAACAAAACTTACTAAAGCTGTTGGTGTTTTTTGTTTTTTAAGAAAAGATACAAGAAAAGCAGTACCTATATTTTCTTCTTTTTCGAGAAATTCTTTTATAACTTTTCTTTTTTTATGAGTTTGAATTTTATGTCCTTTAGGATAGAGTGCTCCTCTTGTAGATAATACAATAGAAGAGTTTCTAAGATGTCCCGTGTCTATAGGTGCTTTAGGTACACTTTTATTTACTATAGCTAAACCAACCTTTACACAAGATAGGTATCCTATACGAAGACCCATCTCTATTAAAACTTTTCTTGCTTTCTCTATCTGGGCATCTATATTAGGTGTACTCATAGATAAGCCATTCTCAAAAAGATCTCGGCGCGAATATCCGGGATCTCGTCGGAGCGACGGATAGTATATGCAAAAGAACGGACATCTTTATTCTTTGGAGCAGAATCTAAATCTCCTTTCCAAAGAGCGTCGCCTGGTTTAGGTAAAAGATTTATATACACTACAGCTCTTGAAGGAACCCGCTCTCCATTAATATCTAAAAACAACTCTGTTCTATCTTCCCATCTGCATTTTACTTCAATAGGAGTATCAAAAATAGGATTATTATACCTATCTGCTCCTAATTTTTTCCAATACACACAGGTTTGGTTTAATTTTGAAAGGATGTCCATTACTCATTCTTTCCTAACCAAGTAATAGAAACAGATTTTTTTGGTAAAGCGGCTAATGCACCAGAATAATCTAACATAATGGCTTGTTGACCATACATTGTACAACGAAGATCCAAATCAACTTTATTTTGATAAGATTCTGAAACAGAACCAATGGATTCTGAAGAAGTCCTTGTATATCTTACAGCTGTAAAATGAGCAGCCAACCATCTTGCTATCTCGTATAAATAATCCTCTGAATACATATCGGGGTATTGCGCAATGATTACATTATCTATCAAAAGAACAGCGGCCGTGATAAAAGGCTCTAATGATTCTACAGAAGCAGGTATGGGTATTATTTCTTTTACCGCATCCATATCTGGAATTTTCTGCATAAAATACTCCTTTAAAAAATGGCGGCGCCCAAATACAATATATCAGAGCGCCGCACAGGGAGATAGGATGGAAGGCTATTCTTGAATTTTATCTATTTGTCGTTCTAAACAGCTTCTATACTCAAGGCAATTGTCGCGCATCTGATTCTTAAATTCCGAAAAACTGTTATCCAAATGATTAACATCCGATACTAAAGTAGATACTTTTGCGATTATCCCATTGTGCAACGCTTTATTGATCTTTTCTACATCTGTTCTTAACCAAAGAAAAACACAGAATAAAACCAAGTCAGCTGGAGTACAATTTTCTAAAATCACTTTAAACAGATGTTCCATAATTTAAGAATCTTTCCGTCGTACTCTCTTCTTTTTTTCCGGAGATTTGTTATCGATCTCTTTTTCTATAAGATCTTCTTGTTTTATTTTCTTTTCTTTGATCTTTTCAAATCTACCAGGAAAAATTTTATCTAGAGATGAACCTGATTCTATTTCACTACCAGGCGGATACTCAATACCATTTATCCAATGAGGTCCTTGAATTACCTTGAACAACATTTAGATGTCTCCTAAATTAAGATCCAGAATAACTGGCATGCACAATACCGCAACGACCATAAAAATCAGCTCTAAGTTGCGGAACCATAATGGCCATAACTTTCAAATGAGCAAGCATACCACCTTTACTTTCCCACTGAAGGGTTTGGGGCATAAGACCCATGAGCATTCTGACTGTCTCAGCTCCCATCGGAACCAACAATACAGTTTTTTCAGGAAGGAAATCAAGAGCAGTAATACCAGAAATAGCACTAATATCCAGCAGTCTTGACCTAATGGTTTTATCGGAGGCATCTGAGAAATCTCTTTCAAGCTGGAGATCGATGCCAGGTGTAATATAGACTTGGAACGGACCCCAGCACCTCTGACCATTTGCAATTTTAATCATATTAATCAATTCATTGCGCATGGTTTTACCAGAAGTATCTTTATCTTCCCAATCGCTGATTGTGGTAGTTTGTCTCTGCGGGAATGTGGTATATCCATAAATAGCATTACCACCAATAGAACTCAAATCTTCGACACCAATGAGGATCTTTTCAGCCATTTCGGCTACTTTTCTTCCTGCAATCTCGGCTTCAAGTGTATCAAGTGCACCTGCACCAGAATTTCTAGAAGCGGCAAGCAAACGAATGGGAATTGTCAAATCTTTATGAATAATGGGCAGAGGAATTGTACGGAGATCGAACTGAAGTTTCTCGTTCGTTGTCTCTTCGAGTCCTGTCATCGAAACTCCCGCATCATTCAGATCTGACATTGCTTGCGATTGGAATACAGTCGTTCCTATTGCATTCGGAATATTATAGGTCAACCCGTTATTAATCAGATCTTTTACTGCACGAAGACGAAGGTTTGCGGCCTTGACTACCGCGGTATCAAGCAAAACCCACTCTTCTTTACGAAGAAGACCGACTGAATTAACCTTTACGGCAGTGAGCTCGCCGTTAGCTGTCAATTGATTAATATAGGTTGCACCATTCGCACCAATCCATGGTTTAAGGACTCTATGATCCATGCCATGTTGCAACAGAGTAGCGGCTACTTCACCGGTACCCGTTCCATTCAAAATAAAATCAACACCATTCATATTACAACCTCCTTTCTCTTACATGATAAGAACAGGGATAAGATTAGGTTTTCCCTGATTACCACCTGTTAGATCAAGATCTGTTAATGCCAAACCAATTATAGCCGCTTCATTATCCGTGGTACCTATACCAGTTGCATCAAAGGGAACCACACAACCATTGGCAGTAGGGACAACAAAATCCATGGTATTTACTTCTGTATTGTCTTTAAGACGTAAAGCCACGATGTCACCGGGTTGCGGGTATAACAAAAAGACTCGTTCATCAGCCTTATATTTGTCGTGTACTGTCTGTCCAAAGACATCCTTTTCCATAACTACCCATTTAGGTATTTTTTCGTTTGCGGGCGCCCCGATGGTGGTAAACAATAAAGAACCGGGAAGGACTTCTGCACCAAAACTATTCACTTCATCAACAATCATAGCAGCAGACCGCAACGCAATTGTGGTAATAGGATGCAATCTTTTTGCAATATCGGGAAGGGGACTCGAGCTCATATTTTAATCTCCTTTCTTTTCGAACAACGAAATTTCTTTCATTGGTTCTTCTGTTACAGATGAACCGGTGTTGTTGGCAACATCTCCAGCCATCTTATAATTCTCATTTACAGCTAGTTTAGAAATCTTCTCTAATTGAGCCGCGCCCATTTCTTCAAGTTCTTCTTTTGTGAAAGCATTCTTTTTGTTAGACATGATTTCTTTAACCAAAGAATCCCTCTTGTTGTTCAACAGGCGCACTCCATCAGAAAGAACCTCTTTAAACGGCATCGGGATGGTGTTGAGATACTCTTCAATAGAAATATCTCGCACCTTTTCTTCTTCCTTTTCGTTAACCTTTACCTCGGGTTCTTTTGTTTGCAAAGAAGAAAAAAATATCTGTTTTTCTGTTTCTGAAAAACCTTCGCAGAGAGCAATACTCTCTTCAGAGAAACCTTTCTCTTTCAACATGTTTTTCATCTCTTCGTTCATTACTGTCTCCTTTTTGTTGATGGGGTTTTCTTTCTTATCTTCGGGACGATGTTTTTTCATTTTTTGGATTAATTCTGCTTTTTCTCCATTTATTTCATAAATATATTCAAAATCACCCTTTTCCTCTTGTCTTAAAATAGACAAAAGGTTATCAGTTTGCTCTACCTTACTTATTTTTTTTGTATGTATTTCTTTCAGAAGAGCATCTGCGAGATAAGAACGACGGGTGGGTTCTCCCATTATATCAAAAACAGAATTTATTCTAGGAATACCAGCACCGTCAGCAACAGAACAAGCACCTACTTGATTAGGAAGAATTGCAAGATGATCAGGAATGATGTCTGTAATTATTTTTGTATACTCTTCATTATTCCATTTACCTTTTTCTTCTCTATCTTTAGAAAAGTGCCCAATACTTACCTCTAACATTAACCCTGTTCTTAAATTTACAATTAAACCGGGTTCTACTTTTTCAGCTTTAACAACATCTATCCATGCTTCTGCTTTCAGTTTTCCGTTTTCATAACTAGCATTTAGAATGATACCGATGCCTTGCTTTTCTATAACTTCTTTTGTGCAAGCAGAAATAGGAGCACCGTCTTTCTCAGGGTGCAACACCACAATTGGTTTGGTATTCCATGCTTCTGGTATGGCAGACAGCTGTTCAGCAGTATATAGAGAAGCCCCGCCATTATTAACATGGACACCCTCTACCATCATAATCATAGGAAAAACCAAATAATGTTTTCCGTCGAGCGTCTCTTCGCGACACATGTCGTCTAACTTAATGCTCTTTCTAGAAATTATTAACATTTTTATTCTCCTATAAGATCAGTATAACACAATTTTTTTCAGAAATCAATATCTGATGTAATTATTCTGAAATCTCTTCAATTTTAGATTCTCTATCTTTCCGAGACAATTCATCTAATTCAGGAATCCAAGGTATCCAAACACATCTGCAATTAGGATGAAGTGGCAAAATTCCATGAGATTCACTTACCTTAAATCTTTTCGGATTACCGTTTTCATCTGTACCAAATTCTACGCACTTGTCACAAACACGGTCATCATTTGCATAAAGATATTCAACAAGAAGAGTGATTCCTTCTTGTTCAAAAGATTCGTATGTATCTAAAGACGCTTCTGAATGAGCCCTCATTATCTCTGTTCTTGCAATTAACTCAGCTCGTCTTATTCCAATCCCGTCTATTTTTTCCGCCATTCGTTTTGCAACAACTTTAGGATTAACACCTTCTATCATCCCTTGTGCTAATTCTGTTCTTATTCCATTGGCCATGACTTGCGAAACATTTTTCAAACTCTCGTATGTCCTGATATAACATAATGCGACTCTTGAAGCATGAATTGGTGCAGAAAAACTAGCTGCAAGCCATTGATCTGGTGTTAATCCTGTTAATCTACCAAATTTACCTCTAATATATGCGTCTGTCACACCTTGTTTATATGCAGAGGTAACATACATATCAGTCCATCTTTGATATCTTGCTTGCGTGCCTAGTTGGGCTTGAAAAATAATAGCATCTATATTTTGATCTAGCCATCTAGAAAAAGATTCTAAATAAGATGGATCGACAGGAAAATCATAAACATTAACAGTTATGTGAGGATAATAATTAAGAATCTTTCTCTCTACTTCTTGTTTCAAAAGATTCATTCTCTTTTTTAATTCAGCAAAAAACTTTTTGCTTATCCAAAGAGTTTTTGAGGGATCTCGTTTACTCAAGAACCGTGTCTTCCTCTTCTTCGCTTATC